CAGAACTGGCTAACAAACCACCTGCTCCACCGCCTCCGCCTGCAGCTGAGTTGCTTGTACTAGTGCCACCGCCCGCACCGCCACCTGCAACGACTAAATAATCAAAAGTGCGAGATGCCAGTGCACCGCTAGCAGCGATGATTCCAATTAAAGGACTTAGCATTATGCAATGCCACCTACTACGATCCAAGAATCAGCAGCAATCTTGATGCAAGCTGCTGACTTGTAACGAGCCAGAACAGGTTGTGCAAGGGTTGCACCTGCACTTACTACAGTTGTAGTACCAGAAGTAACAGCGTTGATCGTAGTTACACCAACACCCTTCTGATAGACAAGCAAAGTCGTGCCAGTAGGGAAGTTATAAGTTGCATCAGTTGGGATGCGGAAAGTGTTAGCCGATGCATTGTCCATTGTGCAGATCGAATAAAGACCATCTGCCTTGACTGCTGTGTAAGTAGTGCCAGTCTGTGCATTGACAGTAAGACCAGCGAACTCTGTGTCGATGTCTTGTCCTAGCAGGGCGATAGCCGTAGCACCATTCTTGACAAGGTCTGAGCTCGTAGGTACATCAAAGCCAAAGTTTGTAGTTGTAGTTGCCATTAGGTTAGTGCTCCAGTCGCGTTAGTCCAAGTAAGTGTAGCATTTACGCCAGTCCATATTAGTGAGGCTGGCGTAACTGTTTCCCATTGTGTAGTAGAGAGTGAGAAGTCTGTAGCTGAGACATAAAGGGTTATGTCCACATAGGTAGGGGTGGCGTTCAATGCCACGTTCTCAACAAAGCCATCAAAGGTTCCATCAAGAAGATTGCTAGGCAGATTAGTAATGAGCACTGGCTGCCCAAAGAAAATGCTGATCAAGCTGTCAAGCATTGCGCTCGGCATGTCTGGGTTATCTAATCGGAAGCGGATCGCTCCTAATGAGCCTCTAGGATTTTTGCGCAGGTTTAACTCTCTGGAGGCAATATCGGTAATGTCTGCAAGGTTCTTGATGTTTGATTCAGCCGACTTCTCAAACAACCCGTAGGAGGCTATAGAGTCGCTATCAGAGGTACTGTAGGTCGATGCGTAACCAGCAGCGTACTTATAAATAAGGCTGTTACGGATACGGGCTATCTGAGTCTGAGACTGGATACTTGTAGGGGTTGCATAAGATCCATCAAGGTTAGTAAAGCCATTGGCTGCTAAATAATTAGAGCGATGGTCTGCATCGTCATAAGAGACATCGCCGTCCTTCTCCTCATAGATTTGTCCTAGTGCGCTAGTCGCTATTTGATCTACTAGGGTCTGGCTCTTAGTAGTGGCACTAGCTGCTAGGTTAATCATTGTGTAGAAGCCAGTGTCAATAGTGCCAATGTAAGACTCAGCATCTGCCCATGTGACTGTCGCTGGATAGGTATCCCATGTAACTGTAGGGGTAACTTCTGCCCAGGAAAGGTTTAGGGCTGCACCAAGAATCTCTGCTATCTGTGTGCCATCTAAGCCTTCTGCAAGGGCTGTGTTATAGACAGCCTTTGTGAGTTTAGCCAGTGCGCCTATGCCAAGAATTGTGCCAGTAGTGACATAGCCTGATTCTTCTGGGCTTCTAACTCCGATTGAAAAGTCTGATACCTCTCCACCGAATACAGTGACATAAGTACCGCTGGAGTTCTTGAGCTCTAAAAGGATTGGCTCAGTAACGTTAATAGTAAAGGGTGAGTTATCGGTATTAACTATCTGGACTTGACAATATCCGGCAGTGGGCTGGCGATCTATGTCTAAGCGACCAGAGGCAAAGGAAACAGAAGTAACAGTCGTATAGACATCATCACCGACTGTTATTCGCCATTCTGGAAGCCAAGTCATTAGGCTACTCTCAGTGTTCCACGCTGAGCTGCATCTGTAAGCACTTGGTCAATAGCCTCAGCGATAGCGTTTGGATCACCAATGCCAGTGTTTACAATAATTGTGTTACCGCCACCACCCATAGCAGAGCCAGGGAAACCGCTAGAGGCGTAGTTGCCTGCTGTAGATGAATAGCCTCCACCACCGACTATAGGAACAAAACTGCCAGCAGCTAGTGCATCAAGGAGTGAAGAAGTGCCTGTTCCTGTTGCTGTGCCTGCTACTGCTGAAGTACTAGTGCCTGTGCCACCACCAATCATCTTTAATTTAGCAATAGCAGCATCAAGATTGGCTAGGTTAATTAGATCCTTTGGAAGGATTGAGTCAAGGATGGACTTAATGTCTCTTAGTTTAAGATCCTGATTGTTAAGAGCACCAAGTATCTTTAAGTCTGCATTAAGTTTATTGGTTGCATTATTTATGGCTGCAACATCTTTAGAAGCAATGGCATCTTCTAGATCCAGAATAGATTGCTTAACTTCTAGGCGAGCAAGGTCGTTAGTAATCTGTAGCAGTTGCGCTTGACTAGTCACTTTGCCCAGTTGCTCGGCTGCATTCTTCTCAGCTGCTGCTAACTGTATCTTCTCTATGTCAAAGACATTAGATCCCTTGCCAAGGGCTAGGTTAGCCTTATCAATGGCTGCCTTTAACTGCTTGGCTTTGAGTTGCTTCAATTCTTCTGCTGTGAGTTTCTTGCTAGTTGCAAGAGTTGTAGCAGTGTATCTAGACTCTAATTCGGCTAAGTGAGCAAGCCCATTCATAGCCCTAGCTGCTGCTGCTTCTTGCTTCTTTCTTTCAGCCGCACCAATCTTGCTTAAGATACCTAAGCCAGTTGCTTGCATAGCAAATTTGAGTCCGGGAAGATTAACTGCTGCTGGGATGCTCTTTAATGCTTCTAGTAATACGCCTACGCCTCTAATGGCATCGGCAGTAAATAAAGCAAAGTCCTCCATGCCCTTAGCGAGATCATCTACTGTAGTGTCTTCGCTTAGACCCTTAAGCGCATCTATGATGCCTTTACCGATAATCTCTTGGACGTTGGCAGATGCAACAGATAACTTATCCATTGAACCTTGGAAAGTATTAGCAGAGGCAGTTGCAGCACCTGCAAAGGTAGTGGAGAGTTGGTTCATTACTTCATCAAAGGACTTAGCCTTTAGATCAGCCTTGGAGATGCCTACGCCTAATTTACCTAGGGCTGTGTTATTCCCTAGATATGCTTTGGAAATTGCCCCTGTTACGGAGGCTAAATCTCGTCCTGTGGACGCACTAATGTCTAGAGCGATCTGCAATAACTTCTGGCTTTGTGCTGTGTTGCCTGTTGCTACGGCTAACTGCTGGTAAGCAGGACGCAGCTTGTCATCGACTACACCAAACTCTGATTGAAGTCTCTGGATGAAATCTTCTGAGGCTGCTGCATCTCGACCAAGCCCGACATTCTTTAGAGCTAGTGCTAACTGCTTCTGTGCCTTCTCATCGGCAGCTGCTGCCTTGACTGAAGCCTTAGCGTAATTTAAGACTGCTGTAGCACTGAAAGCAACGCCAAGAGTCTTAGCCATGTTCTTAATGTTCTTAGTTAATTTATCTGTAGAAGTCTCAGCACTCTTAAAGGCTTTATTGCCAGTGAACTCTGCTGCAATGTCAATAATTATATTTGCCATGATTAACCTCTCGCCTTGGCTGTTGCGTTAAGTTTATCGGCTGCTGTTTTAATAGCATTAAGGACTGATTCTCTAGCCTTGCCTTGGTTTTCTTCATAGGCACGATACAAGGCGCGACCTTCCATCTTGCCATCGCCCTTCATCGCTGCGCCAAACTTGCCATTCTGATTTTGCACAAAGCGACTGCTAGGAGTTTTGCGACCCATAGTTTCATAGATCGCTCCAGCTGCGGTCTTATTAAAGACACGAGCGAGTGATCTAAAGCCTTTACGGTTTGGCTTTGATGGTGAAGTCTTATAACCGATTCCAGCTTTAACCTGACGAGCAGAGTAAGAAGGGAACCTAGCCTGAGAGTTATCTCTTGGCAGCCAGCCGCTTAGGACTGATCCGTCATCCGGTAGATAACCTTTAGCAGTCTTGGTGATTGGCTTTAAGGCTCCAGCGATCTCCTTCTGAGTTTCTTTACCCAGATCAGGAGCAAACTTACGTAAGGCTTTGCGGAGTTCAACGCCGCCCTTTACGCTTGCTGGCATCGTCTACCTCCTTCGCT